TATCACTTATAGCAAATAGTAATATCGCAAATAATACTAACACCATTATCAAATAAATAGTCTTGCCCGTTAGCATAATAGAAAAAACAGAGAAAGTTGATATTCTAAAAAAATATTTTCCAAGAATTCTATCTTTAGTTATTGGTTTATCAGGTGCATCATTCGCATCGCCCTCAGTAATAATTTCATCACCATTAATAAACTTAATTCTGTGTGTGATAGTAGTTAATCCATTATCATATGTAATAATATCTTTTTCAGCATAGTTATTAGCCTTTTTTATAATTATAACATTTCATATATTTTTCTCAAAATACTTTAGAGCCCTGTCTTTTGAAAAAAGCTTAGTCATATTGCCACACTCAAAAGGTGTGAGGATAGAGGTCTTCATACCCACATATCTAAATATTTCAGACACATAGATACAGTTCATAACAGTAGCAAGCATCCCTATCTGGTCAGCCTTCGTCCTGTCAATCGTATTGCTGGTACGGCCTCTCCAAAAATTGCCTCCACCAATAACAACTCCTACCTGTGTACCGTTATCAACCAGCTCTTTTACCTGCTTTGCAACTCTTATGCAGGTAGCTTCATCAAAACCCGTCTTTTTGTCACCTGCAAGAGCTTCGCCTGATAACTTTAGCAGTACTCTTTTATATCTATCCATTAAGCGTCAACCTCATCACCAAAGAAAGAATCAATATCAACTGATGCATAAGGAAGTGCACAGAAACCATCAATAACTGCACCACTGTTAATCTGGATTCCCTTAGAGCTGATATTACCTTTGATTACAGCTGTAGAATCAACAACAACAGGGCCATTTACATCTAAGTTGCCCTTAACTGCACCTGCAACTACACAGGAAGAAGCAGCAATATCACCGATTGGTAAACTTGGATCACAATTCCAGGACGTAGGCGGAAAGATTACAGCTGCTGGCCATGCACTAGCACCATTATCCAAGCTAGGAGCAGCAGTCGCAGGAGGACTCGGAGCATTAGCAGTAAAAGCTGGAAGAGCAGCTGATGACTTAAATACGCTGTCAAAAACATCGGGCATAAATACCCAACAACTACAGCTATATGCAGCAAGCGCGGATCTTGTAGATGTATCAGTTGAAGATATGGCCAAATCGCAGACTAAACTCAAAAAGAATATGCTATCAGCATCGCAGGGAACAGGGGATGCTGCAAGAGCTTTTGACATGCTAGGGGTTAATGTCAAAGGTGCAGATGGACACTTGCGAAATCAAGATGAAGTTTTTCAGGAAGTCATCCAAAAACTTGGAACCATGTCAAATGAAACGGAACGAGATGCACTAGCGATGCAAATTTTTGGCAAAAGTGCAACTGCATTAAATCCGATGATTGAGGACATGGGCAAGACGTATAAGCTTGTGACAGATACGATGAAAAAGAACAAAATAAAGTTTGTTGATCAAGAAACTTTAGATCAAGCCAATGCTTTTAATGATCAAATAGATATAATGAAGTTTATTGCAACAACTGCTTTTCAGCAAATTGGTTCTAAGCTTGCAGCGTATTTAGTTCCCGCAATCACAAAAGTCCAAGAGGTATTCAGTCATTTCATGGGAATAATTTCAAATTTGAGTGGCAGAACGCTCGCGATAATAACTGGAATTGGTGGTGGATTTGCAGTCATAGCACCGATACTACTTATTGTTGGAGGCCTTGTAACAAAAATGGGCTTAGCTTTTAGTGGATTATCTAAAATCATGCCTGGTTTAGGAGCAGGACTAAAGGGCGTTTTTGGTTTCTTAAAAGCAAATCCGATAATACTAATCATCTCTGCAATCGCAGCTCTTGCATTAATACTATCCAAGACAGGATTAAGTGTAGAAGAGTTGAGCGGCAAGATTAATGGATTTATAACTAGTATAGTTGGCAAGTTGCCAGGCATAGTCAATGGAATTGTGGCGCTACTCCCACGAGTGTTAGATGCCATTTTAAAAATGCTGCCGGTGATCATTGATGCTGCAGTGACACTATTTACGGCAATAGTAAATGCATTACCGCAAATAATACCACAGCTAATTCAGGGATTCGTGACGCTAATAAATGGTTTAGTAAGCGCAATGCCAACTTTAATACCAATACTAGTTAATGGTGCTGTAACATTATTTCAAGCGATAGTAAATGCATTACCACAAATAATACCATTAGTGATACAAGGATTCACATCGCTTGTGACAACGCTCATAAATGCGATGCCTACATTAATACCTATATTAATACAGGGAGCTATAACGCTATTTATTGAAATTGTGAAAGCAATCCCAGTTGTTGCACAAGCGCTCATAGCAGCATTGCCGCTGATTATTGACGCTTTCAAAACAGGGCTGGCGAATTTACTTCCAGCGATTTGGACCGGGATAAAAAATACGATGGTATCAATATTTGGATCGATTGTTAACGCGGCAAGAGATAAGCTAAATGCAATCAAAGATACATTCGTAAATATTTGGAACTCCATAAAGCAGACGACTGCGAACGTATGGGAAGGCATAAAAAATGCCATAATGACGCCTATAAATGGAGCGGCAAATCTAGTAAAGGCTGCAATTGATAAAATCAAGGGACTGTTTAATTTTAGATTCAAATGGCCACACTTACCATTGCCACACTTTAGTATAAGCGGCTCAATCAATCCACTGAGTAAATCGTTTCCACCTAAAATAGGTGTAAGCTGGTACAAAGAAGGTGGAATCTTTGACAAGCCTAGCCTTATAGGTGTCGGAGAAGCAGGCAGAGAGGCAGTGTTACCAACTCACAAATTAGACAAGTTTTTGGACGACGCTGTTAAAAGAGTTAACCCAACGCAGTCTAACGGAAGTGTCACAATCAATATTGCAAACATGACAGTTAGAGATGATATGGATATCCGTAAAATCGCGGATGAAATAGAACGCAGGCTTGCTCTTGAGTCAAATAGACGTAAGCTTGCTGGAGGCTTGATATGATAAACAATGAAGTTATTATAAACGGCACACAGTTGCACAAGTTCGGCACAATCGAATCGATAGAGTATAGCAAGCTGTCAAACGATATCCTTTACCGCGAAATTGCAAATAGACAACCTAGTGTACAGGGGAGAAAAAGACAGTTAAAGGAAGTAACTCTGAAGATAAGGATTCATGACAAATTGTCGAGGGCGGAAACAAAAAAGCAAATAGATGAAATTGTAGGGCTATCATTTTCTGATAGCCCTATTTCGCTTATAGAAAATGGCAAGTATTGTAGAGCAATTCTTGCAGAGGCAGAAGACGAATACGTGTTTAAAAACGGGCTGCTATCATTGACGTTTGTTAACCTTGATGGGCTGTGGTACGGCGCAGAGAAGAACGGCAAGCTGACGATAGACAATCAAGGAATTATCAGTACAGATTTTGCAACCATATCTATCGTGCCAAGCGCTTTAAATGTGATGCTTAAGGACGGTAAAGGGCATACGCTTAAGATGACTGCACTTAATACCACAAGCGCGATTGTAATAGATCTTGAAAATAAGACTGCTACACAGAATGGAAAGCATGTTGAACTAAGTACGGATTCCAGGTTCTTTAGCTTCGAAAAAGGGAAAACGGTAATGCTCGTAACTAATGGTGCGACAAATACGACATATCGCGAGGTGATAGCGCTATGATTTTTGTTTACGATAGAAACGAAAAGCAAATCAATGCAATAGATGAAATCTATGAGCTGACAAAAGAAATCGGAAAGTTAAAAACTCTAGAGTTTGACAGTGAGCTTGATTTTGAAAAAGGATATAGAGTTATCATCAACGATAATGAAAAGCCTTTGGAATTCATCATCATTGACTCCGAATACAGTCGCGGAGATACTAAGGAATATCACTACTATTGCCAGGAATCGCTAAAAGAAATTGAAGGAGTACCCGTCGTTGACAAAAGACCACAAGGCAATGTAAAGGCAGCGATAGAATCTTTGCTTACTGATACTCGATGGACACTTAAAGTTATTCCGACTTACGATTTAAGCCACACACAAACAAACAGCTTTTATCATATTTCTGCGTTTGAAGCTTTAGGCAAGGTAGTACAAGACTATAACGTAGAATGGCATGCAGAATACGAAATGTCAGGAGCCGATATAACGAAGAGGATTCTCGTTATCGGAGAGCAAGGAGTTAGGTCAAACAGCAGACTTGAATTTGGAAAGAATATAACTAAATTTACAAGACGAATATCTTCAGATTCAATAATCACCGCGCTATATGGATTTGGAAAAGGTGAAGAGCAAGAAGATGGCGGATATGGAAGGCGTATAGATTTTGCAGAAATAAACAACGGAAAATCATATGTCGAAAATCTTGAGGCAAAAGAAAAATATGGAGTAGGAAAAGAAAACGAAAAAAAGCACGTTTTCGGTTTCTTTATTGATGAAGAGGAGACCGATAAAGCAAAATTACTGGAAACGACAAAAAAAGAGCTCGTAATGTTAAGCCAACCGAAAGCAGAGTACACAGTTGAGGCTGTTAATTTAAATATTGATTGCTCGTTCGGAGACCACGTTCAGGTGATAGACGATGAAATAGGATTTGCTGCAGAGGTACGCATCATAAAAGAAGTCGTACAGGACGAATCCAAAACATTTACATTTGGAACGGTGGCAAAAAGCTTTGGTGAGTCTATCAGAAATGAATTCAAGAAAACGCAAGAAACAATCAACAACCGAATCACTTCGGTTAGAGAAGAGGTTCTTTCAAAAATCACTAAGCAATATTTTGGCGAAGATGGGTATAACTACGACTTAAAAGCCGGCAACGAATATGGATTGCCTGCAGGGCTATATTCTTTTGACAGACAAATAAATCAAAATCCGTCAAAGGTTATTTATATCGGTGCGGGTAAGATGCTTATTTCTAACGAAAAGAAGCAAAACGGTGAGTGGGTTTGGAAAACAGCTGCCACGGCTGATGGACTTATGGGAGATACAGTTGTTGCAAATTCCATTACCGCGAATAAACTTTCTGCGGATGTTGGCCAAGCATTAGATTTGACTTCTAATGCATCAATCAATAGTAAGGTGTCGTCGCTTTCGGAGGAAACGTCAACGAAGATATCACAAACGCAAGATACGATTATAAAGCAAGTAGAGTCGAGATCCATGCTAGTGGATCAAATCATAAGCGAGATAAAAAGTTCAATCACGCAAACAACCGAGGGCATTTATTTTAACTTCGAAAGACTAAGCAAGAATCTTGATGCAGCAATCGCAGGAAGTACGGCAGAGTTTGAGAAAATACGCAAATACATAAGATTTGAAAATGGAAATATTGTCCTTGGAGCGGAAGGTAATCCCCTTACGCTCAAAATCGAGAACGACAAGATTAAATTTATAGAAAATGGAGCGGAAATCGCATACTGGCAAAATAGACAATTCTACGCAGTGGATGGTGAGTTTATAAACAGTCTTAGACTAGGTAAGTTCGCGTTCATCCCGCGAGAAAACGGAAATCTAAGCTTCTTAAAGGTGGTGAATTAAAATGGGATATTGGCTATCAATACAATTCAGCCCTGGGCAACAGGACATCGTTAATAATCAAAGCTATATGGCAGTTTATCTGTCTGTACATGCATCAAATGGTTACTATGCAGAGCATACTAACGGAACAGGGGTACTTACAGTAAATGGAGTTAACTATCCATTCTCTGGACATTACAGAGTAAATGGAAGTTCGCAGGTAATACATAGTGTTGGGGTTTGGGTTCCGCATAACCCAGACGGTTCAAAAACTCTATATGCATCCGCAAGCTTTGATACGAGGGTTGTAGGTGTACTTACAGCGTCAAATTCGGCAACGCTAACAACTATACCACGTGCATCTTCTCCGACAACATCAAAATCTACGGTGACATTTGGAGAATCGTTTGACATCTATACTCATAGAAAATCAACTGCATTTACACACGACGTCTATGTTGGGGTTAATAATGATATTAACTCATTAATAAAAATAGCGGATAAAATCCAAACCGACACATCGTGGACACTTCCAGAGTCGTGGAAAGACAAGTTTCCTGATTCAAATATCAAATTGCTTATAAGGGTTTTTACATTTAACGGCAGTACAAATCTTGGGCGAATTGACGCGCCACTGGTTACGGTAAAACCATCATCTGATATGCTGCCTAGCGCAACGATTGAAGACAAAGACGAAACCGAGTGCTACAAGAAGTATGGTGGGTATGTAAAGCACCAATCTAAAATAAAAATAGCGGTAAAGCCAGAGTACAGATATAGGGCAACAAAAAAAGATGAACGGCTCAAAATCAATGGAGAATCACCATCAGTGGACGAGTCAAGTTTGACTCCACAAAAAGACAAGATAACAATCGAAGCAACGATCACAGACAGTCGAGATTCCACAATCACGGTCACAAAAGAACTGCAAATAATAGATTGGCATGCACCCGTGTTAACGGGTGTAAAGGTAGAAAGATGTAAAGCAAACGGAGAATCGGATGCAGCTGGGAACTATGTCAACATAAAGTATAGTGCTGATATTGCGAATGTGAATGACAAAAATACAAAGATAATCGAGTATGAGCTGACTAGGCAAGGAAGTTATGATGGGGTGCAGGAAACTGAAGTTTTGAGCACATTTAAAACATCGGGCAGCAAGGTTCTTCCATGCCATGGAGATTATTCATGGGAAATAAAAGTATCGCTTAGAGATGACTTTGAAACTACTGAGTATACCATGCCAATAGGAACGGCGTTTACTTTAGTTGACTACAATCAAAGCGGAAGAGGTATGGCAATAGGAAAAGTTGCAGAGCAGCCGGACCTATTTGAAATCGACATACCGACAAGATTTAATAAGGAATTTAGTGGAAAAGGAGTCGCTTACGACTTGAAACCCGCAGAGTTACAAGTCATCAAGCTGCTTACAAATACAGAAAGTGGAGATGTAAGACTTGGTAAAGTCCTACAAACGCTTGGACTAAGAGTACCGATTAAAATTGAAAAGCTAGGCCAGTTTGAAGTGGTTAAGTATTCGGATGGAACCTGTGAGGCATCGTGTCAAATAAAGCAAATTACGCCTGTAAATATGACACAAGTAAATCCCTACTTGTTTAGATGGATTGGAGAATTGATATTGCCAAACGAATTGTTTAAATCCGTTAACAATGTACAAGTAACAGGGCATTACAACGCAGGAATATTTACATGCGGTGCCGTCGCAAAAACAGACAGAATCCAGATAATACACTTAATGCAAAATAGAGGGGTGTCAGCGAACCAAGTTCCTGAAGAGCTGCCATTCGTACGAATTTATGGGAGGTACAAATAAATGAAAGCATTGAACATTATAAAAACTGCCAATGGAGGATACTCGTTCACTGCAACAAGAGAAGATGGGAATACAGTGTTCGGAATATTGGCAGAGAAGGACCTGTCAAATATAACGAAGATAGTAGATACATCGAAGAACCTGGACGAGCAGAGACTGGAGTCCTTAAATCTCTTGATTAACTCACTGCTCAAACTTGAAAAAAATAGAAAAGCAATATTGTCTTTAGTGGAAAGGTGGCAGGTGTGCTCGTACTATCCGCCAGGTCACTACGTTGTATACAGCGACAAGCTGTATCGCTCGCTAAAGGCACACAACTCTACATATGAAAATATTCCGCTCAATGATCGCAATCTATGGATTGAAGAGGAGCTTGGAAACGCAAGCGATTATGACAAGTGGTATAAAAGTGCAGAGTTTTGGGCAGCAGACAAAACTTATAAGAAAGGAGATTATGTAATCTACTATAACAAGCTTTACAAATCATCAAAAGATAAAAATGTCTCAAATCCTGAAAAGAGCGATTGGGAATTGATTGAGAGAGATAAGTAAAGGAGTCAGGTATGGAAAGAGCGATAATAATAGCAGTATTTGCATCAACGGGGCTTTGGAGTTTTATAAGTATGTTAGTGCAGCGATACATGGAACGCAAGAGCGACTATGCAATGATGATGCGCGGTCTTGGGCACGATCGCATATGCTATTTAGGAGAGTGCTATATTAAAAGGGGATGTATAACGCGAGATGAATACGAAAATCTTGTTGATTACTTATATATACCGTATAAAAAGCTTGGTGGAAATGGCACTGCGGAAAAAGTCATAAATGAAGTAAAGCAATTACCGTTAAAAGATAATTGTAATGTTTAAATAGTTTGTTAATCGTTGCGGCTTAAAGGCCGTTTTTTTATTCAAGAAGGAGGTAAACTATGAATCTTGAATTTATACCAAAACTTATTATGCCACTTGTTCTCGTGGCATGCTTGATCATCGGATATCTGATGAAAATGTACTTGCCTTCGGACAACAAGTACATTCCAACAACACTGGCGATCGTGGGCGCGGTACTTGGATGTATAAGTACATGGTCAATTACGTTAGAGGTGATTGTGGGAGGTGCAATTAGCGGCCTTGCAAGCACAGGACTGCATCAAATGTTTAAACAACTACTAAAATTAGATAAAACTGAAGAGGTTAAAGACTTCAAGGACCTAGAATAGGAGGAAACAATGAAAGGAATCGACGTATCAAGCCACAATGGCGGAATTGATTATAATCAAGTCAAAGCAAGTGGAATAGACTTTGTAATGATAAGAGCTGGCTACGGCTATGGATATGAGGACGAGAGATTTTCGCAGAATGTAGAAAGAGCAAAGGCAGCAGGGTTGCACATCGGTGCGTATTGGTTCATATACGCACTTAATGAAGAGCAGGCGAAAGCGAACGCGGACGTATTTGTAGGATTGCTAGAAAGATACAAAGGCACATTTGATATGCCAGTAGCTTGCGACTTTGAGTATGATTCAGAGCGCTATATGCGTGATAGTGGAGTGACTCCAACGAGAGCACTAAACACCGCTATCATTGACGCATTTTGCAAGAGAATGGAGCAGTACGGATACTATGTGTCAAACTACCTCAATCCTGACTATATACAGTCAAGGGTCAACTTCAGTGATGTTAGTCAGTATGATTTATGGCTAGCGCAATGGGGAACAAGTGCACCAAGCTACGAATGTGGTATGTGGCAGTATAGCTCTGATGGTAGTGTTGCTGGCGTATCAGGACGCGTGGATGTCAATGTCGCTAATATTGACTATCCAGCTTTGATAAAATCGAACGGCTTTAATCACACAAACCTATCAGATACTGCGCCAGCTCCACAGATTGCACCAACCGTTACTCCAAGCGACAGTTTTGCAGTAGGCGACAAGGTTGTAGTGACAAATCCTATTGACGTGAACGGCACGAGCCTTGCTGTAAGTGGAGAGTATGAAGTAATCGAAGTGTCAAATGCAAATCGTATCGTAATCGGCAGAGGTGGAGTTGTCACAGCTGCAATGCCAGCGAGTCACATCAAAAAGACAGGCTCAAACACAAGTCTGACGGCAGCAGAAATCGCACATCAAATTTGGCATGGTTACGGCCAAGATTGGGGAACTGGTAGCGACCGAGTAAGGAGAGTGGCAGCTGCAGGTGTAGACTACAACGAGGTACAGGCGGAACTTGCAAAATACTACAGATAAGAGGGCATAGGCCCTCTTTTTTTATTGCAAAAAAAATAAAAAAAGTTTATAAAAAGACTTGACAAATGCACTCAATGAGTGCATAATATAAACATAAGGAAGGAGGAAACATTGATGAAACAAAAAAAGAAAAACCAGAAACTGAAAGAGTTTGCAATCAACACAGCTTCTGGTATCATCTCTGGAGTAGTAAGTGGACTAATCACTTGGTTACTCACCCGGTAAGGAAAGCCCCTCGGGGCTCCTTACCATAAATATAACATATAAAATCATCAATGTAAACAAAATGAAGATTTATTTGATAGTCGCAGTTGTAGTCGCAGTTGCAGTAACGGGAATTTTGAATAGGAGGAAGTAGCTTGAATTCAAGGTGAGATATGATTTTATACA